TACCGGCCATCCCCTTATAAATTATCAGCGCAATTGCTGGCAAAAATAAGGGGCATGATTGCCCATGCACTCGACCCTCGCAGCATGGTGGGCTAAATGCCAACACCAGCGATAACTACTCTTCGAACTACCTTAGCAACTGCTTTAGTAGATAACACTAGATGGCAGACATTTGCCTTTCCACCACCAGTTGTTCTTGCAAATTCAGTTATTGTCAGCCCAGATAACCCGTACTTGACTCCAAACAATAACTCACAAATTTCGATCAGTCCTTTTGCCAACTTCAAGCTGATCATCACATGCCCATTATTTGATAACGAAGGCAACTTGAATGGCATAGAAGATTTTGTGGTTCGAGTGTTTAACCTACTCGCTGCATCTTCTTTCACATATAATGTAAGCGCAATCAGTGCGCCTAGTGTTCTCAATGCTGCAAGCGGAGATTTGCTAAGCTGCGAGATGTCCGTAAGCATACTAACGAGTTGGGGATAACATGTCCGATATAGATAACGACAAAGCAAATGCGGAATGGCTCGTAAAAATCGGGCAGTCTGCAACAGCACCAGCACCAAAACCAGTCACTAAGAAAGATGAGGAATAATCATGGCACAGGGAATAGTAAATAAGGTTGGATTCAAGGTAGGTGCATCAGACCCTGCGTCAATCGATCTTAGCGCGTATGTAACAAGTTTTACATTGACACGATCAGCAGATCAGATCGAGACAACGGCTATGAACGATACAGGGCATCGTTATGTCACAGGGCTCGAGAACAATTCAATTACGGTTGAACTGATCAACGATGATGCAGCTTCTGCTGTACTACAAACAATGAACACATTATTCAAGTCCAACGCTTACTTCAAGTGTGCGTTGAACAGTTCAGTAGCAGGATCAGCAGCCAATCCATTTTACAGTGGGCTAATCTTGGTTGATTCGATTACTCCAATTAACGGAGCTGTCGCTGATCTAGGCGTACAGTCTTTGACTTTTCAGGTCTCAGGCGCAATCACAGTAACATCAACAGGTACATTCTAAACAACTAACAAAGGGGCAAATCATGGCACAGTTAAAAATTACATTTGCAGATGGAAAAGTAGTGCAAGGGGAAATCACTCCTCTTATCGAATACACATTCGAACAGCATTACAACATGGGGTTTCACAAATCTTTTCGTGAAGAAGAGCGTCAGACCCAAGTGTATTTTTTGGCTCATGAAGTTGTAAAAAGGTTAGGTGAGCCAGTAGATGCAAGGTTAGAAACTTTTATCGGCACTCTAAAAAGTGTTGAGGTATTAGATTCTGACCCTTTAGCTTAAAGCGAGATTTGCCCTTCACCTATCTGATCGCTCGACTGAGCATTAGATTGCAAATCCCGCCACAGCACTTATTAGAGCTAGACCCAATAATGCTCCAAGCCTTGTTGCAGGGTCTCAAAGATGAAGCAAGGGAGATAGAGAATGCCAGTAAGCGTAACGGGCGTAATCGCACTCCGTAAGGCTCTCAATGCCTATGCTCCAGACTTGGCTAAAGAACTAACTGCTGAGATTACAAAGTCTCTTAAAGTCATCCAAAAGGATGCTAGGGGGTTTGTGCCTAACAAGGCTCCAGCTGGTCTTTACAATTGGGAGTTTAATCCTAACCGTAAATTGACTGCTAAGAACTCTATGTTTAGAACATTCTCATCTGAGGGAGAACGAGTACGATTCTTCCCGCTTTACAACGCGTCTGAAGTTAAGCGTGGTATTGTCTATCGCACAGGTTATGGCAAGCCTAACTCAAAGGGATTTAGATCGTTGTTTCGCATTCGCAATAACTCAGCAGCTGGTGCAATCTATGAGACTGCTGGTCGTAAAAACCCTACAGGCGATCCAAGAAGCAAATCTAATAACCCTAACGCTGGTGCTAGATTCGTTCAACAAGGTGCGCTTTATGGTAAAAAGTCTAGTGCTGGAGATCTACGCGGTCGTGTCCTATTTCGTGCTTACGAGCAAGATGAAGGCAAGCAGACAGCAGCTATCTTTGCAGCCATTGAAAACACAAACATGAAATTTAATAAAAGAACTACTGTCAGCAGTGTTAAGGAATCAGCATGAGCAACATTTTAATTTCTCTTGCCGCTGAATTTACTGGCAATAAGGCTTTTAAGCAGGCAGACACAGCAGCCGATAAATTAGGTAAATCTGTTAAGAAACTGGCAGGTGCTTTTGGTCTAGCACTTGGAACTCAGCAGGTCGTAGCATTTGGCAAAGCATCAGTTAAGGCATTTGCAGCTGATGAAGCAGCAGCAGTCAAGCTCACAAAGGCAGTTGAAAATCTTGGTTTAGGTTTTGAAGATACTAGGATCAAACGATTTATCTCAGATTTAGAAGCATCTGCTGGTGTTGCAGATGATGTTCTTCGACCTGCATTTCAGTCTTTAATTTCTACTACAGGATCTGTTACTCAATCTCAAGATTTACTAAGCCTTGCTTTAGACATTTCAGCGGGCACAGGAGAAGATGCAGCCTCAGTTGCAAATGAACTAAGCAAAGCATATTTAGGACAGACTAAAGGTCTAGCCAAATATAATACAGGATTGACTAGAACTGAACTAGCAGCATCAGATTTTGCAACAATTCAAGCAAGATTGACAGATCAATACAAAGGTCAGAATGCAGCTCGCCTAGATACATACTCAGGCAAGGTCGGCGCACTTGGGGTTGCTTATGGCAATTTGCAAGAAACTGTCGGTGGTGCGCTAGTTGATTCTTTTATGAAACTTGCAGGCGATACAACTGTAGAAGATTTAACAAAAAGCGTTGATGATCTGGCACAAAGCCTTGCATCAGTTGTTGAACTAGCAGGAGCAGTTGCAACCCCATTTGTAGGACTTGCAAAATTGTTTAATGATGCCTCTGATGCTTATGTCAAATTGCTTTACAAAGTTACAGGCTCAGCTTATATGGGCGAAGTCAATGATCGTATTTATGGTGGGATTTATGCCACAAAGTATTTAGGCATAGAAGAAAAGGCTAACGCTGCTGCTCGCAAAAAGGCAGAAGAAGAAGCCAAAAAACGAGCTGCTGCCCTTGCTAAAATAATTGACGATCAAAAGAAGGCTCAAGAAAAGATCCTTAAAGATAAGAAGTTATCTGCCGCTATTGACAAAGCCAATCTTGCTCTTGGCAAAGGCACTGACATCTTTGACATCGAGAAAATCCAGCTAAATGCAGCCATGATTAATCAGGCTGAGCAACTGGGCAAAGCAACTACTCAATCTCAGGCTTTAATGATTGCCAGCGATGTAGCACGACTAAAGATCAAGCAGGATATTATCGCCCTTGAGGATGCTATTGCTTCTAAGGATGAGGCTCGCATTACTGCTGCTACTAAGCAGCTCAATGAGGATCTAAAAATCTTGGGAGTCTTGCAGAACCAGAACATTAAACTTGCTGATATTAAGACTATCCTTGAATCTCTATTGCCTAGAGACTTAATCAACCTTGCCAACCTTAATGAAGCCTTGCGCCTACTTGGGCTAATAAATCAGGCATCGACTGGATCTAAAACAATTCCAGCAACCACTGCTCCAACACCAGCACCAAGCATTGTTGGTCTAACTCCAGCAACTACGATCGCTGAGACTAATGCTAATGTTGCAGCACTTGGTGGTGTAATAACTCAGATCCAACCAAACTTGAAGGAATATACTCCAAACTCAGGAATGATCTCAGGCATCAGTCCTAATGGTCGAGAGTTTAACTTCACTGTAAATGTCAATACAGGCATTGGTGATCCTAACGCCATTGCAGAAGCTGTAACTCAAGTGATCCAAGATGCTGTAGATCGTGGCACTTTGCGAGGTGGAGCCTACTAATGTCATGGGTTTCAGAATGGCGAGTAACAGTAGGGGATGATGTCTATACGACCGTTACCTCTGTTTCTTTTGCGTCTGGACGCTTGGATATTGATCGACAAGCTACGGCAGGTTACTGCCAAGTAGAAATTATCAACACTACTGGGGCAGATTTCACGATCAATGTGACAGAGCCAGTAATTCTTGAACTAAAAAACTCAAGTGGTACTTATGTAACACTATTTACTGGAGAAGTATCAGACTTCAACATTGGAGTTAGAAGCCCAGATGAAGCAGGGTACATAACTACTGGCAAGATTCTAGGTATTGGCTCGCTGGCTAAACTGACTAAGGCGGTCTATAACACTGCCCTTGCTGAAGGCTTAGACGGCGCACAGATTGCAGCTATCTTGGGCAATGCCTTAAACCTTTCATGGGCAGAAGTAACCCCTACAGTCACATGGGATACCTACCCAGCAACAGTGACATGGGCTCAAGCAGAATCCTATATTGGCACTATTGACTCAGGCTTTTACACAATGATTCCAGTAGCAGCTAATGCTTCTGCTAAGTCTCAGACCCTTGCAGATCAGATTGCAACTAGCGCATTGGGAACCATATACGAATCCTCATCTGGACTGGTCAATTATGACGATGCGGATCATAGATCTAACTACCTTGCCACTTATGGTTTTACAAATATCGATGGATCTTTTGCAACTCCTAGCAGTATCCAGTCTCAGACTCAGATTGCTCGCATCCGCAATAGCTTGATTTATCGCTACTCAACAGCTTATGGATCGACTTACAGCACATCCGATTCAGACTCAATAGCTTCTTATGGATTATTTGAGCGTTCTGTCGATTCTAATATAAAAAACCTTGCAGACATTACTGACATTGCTACACGCGAGTTAAACCTTCGCAAAGACCCTAGCGCATCACTGGGAGCGATTACCTTTAGACTTGATAACCCAGACATTCCAAGTGTCATGCTTGACAGCCTTATTGGGGCGTTCTTCGGTCAGCCTATGCTTATCAATAACCTACCGACTAACTTATTCGGTGGGCAGTTTGATGGGTTTGTCGAGAATGTGGCACTTCGGGCAACACCTAGCTTTGTAGAGATTACGCTCTACATCTCAGCAACAGACTTCTCACTATCTACCACACAATGGGAAACAGTATTGCCAGCCTCACTAATTTGGACTGGCGTAAATGCTACACTTACATGGACAAATGCGACAGGAGCACTAACTTAAATGGCAACTAGTACAAACTACGGATGGGCAGAGCCAGATAACTCCAGCCTTGTTAAGAATGGTGCATCCGACATTCGCACACTTGGCAACGCCATTGACACTTCTGTTTGGAATGTTGGCTATGGTCAAGCAGGCAAGAACAAGATTATCAACGGAGATTTTGGAGTCTGGCAAAGAGGAACAACTTTTGCAGTCGGTGGCGGTAGCTATACTTGCGATCGTTTTAATGCCTACCATGATGCAACTGGCGCAACTAAAACAATCTCGCGCCAAGCCTTTACAGCAGGAACTGAATTAGGATCTAACGCGCTTTACTTTTTCCGTTATGCAGTAACAGTCGCGGGTACTGGCGGATCAAATCAAAACAATGTTGGAACTTCTATAGAGAATGTTCAGAACTTTGCTGGTCAAACTATGACAGTAAGTTTCTACGCGAAGGCAGATGCTACTCGCAGCGTTACTCCTAAAGTTACTCAAAACTTTGGTTCAGGCGGATCAGCTTCTGTTGCACAATCTGGCAGTGCTATCACTTTAACTACTTCATGGGCGCGTTACACTTCAACTTTCACAATGGGATCTATGAGCGGAAAAACCATTGGCACAAGCTCTTATGTGCAATTAGAGTTTTTGCTTCCGGGAACAGGAACATTCACAATAGATTTATGGGGAGTACAAGCAGAAATTGGATCTATTGCAACTCCCTTTGTTCCAGCAGGTGGTGGAAGCCCACAGGCTGAACTGGCTATGTGCCAGCGTTACTACTACCGCGCAACAGTCTCAACTTTTAATCAGGCTTTTTCTATGGGTCAATGCTATTCGACAACACAGGCTTTTGGAGTTGTGCCTTTTCCAGTAACAATGAGAACAAACCCAAGCGCGTTAGAACAAAGCGGAACAGCTACAGATTACAAATTGACAACGGCTATTTTTGGCGGTGCAAATTGCTCGGCAGTGCCTACCTTCAATGCTGCTAGTTATTCAAATGGTGTAGTTGTCTTCACTGTTGCTGCCGGTATTGTGGCAGGAAATGCGGTTGCTTTACAATCGGGAAGTGCAAATGGTTATTTAGGATGGAGTGCTGAACTATGACATACGTTGAACTTGGAGAAAATCTACAAGGCGTGATGATTTATGGGCGTGTAGATGATGACGGCTTAATGCGTGTTACCTGCACCGCTGATAATCCAGAGTATGTTGCTTGGTTAGATGAAGCCAAGATTAAGTAAGGCTGCTGCACAACTTCGGGAACAGTTTGATGACTCATTCCCAGATCGTGACCGCACATCGGATGGCTGGATCGGTGATACTCGACACGCAGCTCGCCCTAGCGATCATAATCCCGATGTTGATGGCTGGGTTCGTGCCATCGATGTTGATCGTGATCTCAGTGGTAGGGCTAAGCCAGACCTCATGCCAGATCTTGCAGATCAGATTCGTCTCCTATGCAAGTCTAAAAAAGAAAGACGCATTACCTACATTATCTTTGATGGTCGTATCGCCTCTAGCAAAAAGGGCTGGGCTTGGAGAACATACGAGGGCACTAACAAACACAACCACCACGCTCACATCTCGTTTGCGAAAGAAGCTGACGATGATGGGGCTTTTTTTCAAGTACCTATGTTAGGAGCCAGTAATGAATGAATTAAAGACAGCAGCAGGTTCATGGGCTAGAGCCTTCTTAGTAGCAGTTATCTCAATGGCAGCAGCAGGGGTCACAGATCCTAAAGCACTTATTGCAGCAGGCGTTGCCTCAATTCTTCCACCAGTTTTGCGATACCTAAACGCGAACGATACTGCTCTAGGCTTGAAGAAGTGACACAGCAAGACTTCTTCACTCTTTACATAGCAACCATTGGAATCATTGGTGGTCTATCAGGTTATGTAATTACTCATCTGCTTGGTGAAATCAAGCGACTCAATTCGCGTGTCGATGAGATCTACAACATACTTCTAGAGCGATAATTTTGTCATGGCAAGAAAAGCGACTAAGAATCTAGTTGAGCAGGATTACTCAGCTCTTGATGCTTATTGCATTGGGATGTATGAATTTGCTCAAAGTCTAAAACGAGCAGGCTTTGATGAGGAAACTGTTCTAGGCATCATCGTAGAAAGATCTGCTTATCCTGCATGGATCTTGCCAGATCCAATCGAACCAGAACGGTTCGGTGATTACGAAGATGAGGATGATGATTAAAAAACGCTATCTAGTGATATCGGATCTACAGATTCCTTATCATCACGAGCAAGCCATTAAAAATCTAATCAAGTTAGTAAAGCGCGAGAAGTTTGATCTTGTATTGAACACAGGAGATGAACTGGACATGCAATCGCAGTCCAAGTGGGCTAAAGGTACGCACCTAGAATATGAGGGGCAATTAGATGCCGATAGAAGTCTGGCTCAAAGCATTCTCTGGGACTTGGGAACCACCGACATCACTAGATCCAACCACACAGATCGTCTTTACCACACTCTCGTTAGAGGAGCTCCTAGCCTCATCGGACTTCCAGAACTCGAATATTCCCGCTTTATGGGTTTCAATGACTTGGGGATTCGTTTTCATAAAAAGCCATTTGAATTCCATAAAGGTTGGGTCTTAGTACATGGAGACGAAGGATCCATGAACACTAATGCTGGACTAACAGCTCTTGGTCTAGCGCGTAAGTTTGGTAAGTCTGTAGTTTGTGGTCACACCCATAGAGCAGGTATCAGTGCCTTCACAGAGGGCATAGGAGCCTCATACAGGACTTTATGGGGCTTAGAGGCTGGGAATGTCATGGACAAGAAGAAAGCCTCTTATTTAAAGGCTGGTAGTGCTAATTGGCAAATGAGCGTGGCAGTCATTGAAACGCACGGAGATCGCGTGTCCCCAATGCTTGTGCCTATAAACAAGGACGGTTCATTTACTCTTTACGGCAGACTTTACGCTTAGAAATCGTTATCGTTTCGTTACCTAAATGTGCTTGACCATGCGCTACCAGCGTGAGACTCTAATTCTGTAAGCGATCAAGGGCATCGCTACAGATAGGTACAAAAATGAAGATCACAGCAAAAGACTTTGATGCACTAACGGATACAGCTATGGGCTGGAAAGGTAATGACTGGGAAATCCAGTCAGATCGTTTCTTGGATAAAGTTTCTTTTGATTGGGCTGTCTGCTATTGGGTAGATTCAGCAGCAGCTTTGATCCTAGCTCGAACATTCCTAGAAGATAACGGTCATGAGTTTGAAGAATCATACGATGACAATATGGAGTCTTATATTCTACTTACCAACTATGACATGTACGAAATGGCGGTGAGCGCATAATGGCTACCATCGAGGTTTATTACGCACCAGTAGTTGAGAAGTATTACTGCCTATATTGCAGTTTTGACATGACAGAAACAATGGTCTGCACAGATTGTAACGAGTATAAAAGCGCGGTTACATTGGAAGAATTTATCGAAATGAATGGGCATTATCCAAAGCTAAGGGCGGTCAAGTAATGAGCAACCAAGATAAAATGTTGTTGATCTGTATCGTAGGAATCTTTATTAGTATGAGTGTTGTAGCCTTTGATGCGTATAGACTCGGTAAAGAGCGAGGTATTCGTGAGGGTTGGCATCGAGGTCGATCCCTAAGCAGACAGGAATTCTGGGAAGAATGAAATATCAGGAGATTTTACAAAGTGCCAGCGACATCGTGCAAGATCGTGGTCTCAACGACTACGGTCATCCAGCTGATAACATGCAACACGCCGCAATGCTCATCTCAGCATACTTACAAATGCCAGTCATGGACTATCAAGTGTGCGCCATCCTTGCACTTGTCAAACTTGCGAGAGCAACCACTGGAAACCCAGATAAAGCCGATAACTACATCGATGGAGCAGCTTACATTGCTCTAATGGGGCAGTTGGCAACAGAGGAGAATGAACTGTATGTTTAATTTGGACGAATACACCACAGTTAGAGAAAGAGTCATCGAATTCTGGAAAAGGAATCCTAATGGTCGTATTGAAACTGAGATACTTGAATGGTCTGATAAGCGTTTTATCGTTGCTGCAAGGCTTTATAGAAATGTGGAAGATGCAAAGCCATTCTCCACTGGTCTTGCAAATGAGGTTATTACAGACAAAGGTGTTAATAAAGATTTTGCTCTGGAAAACGGTGCTACTTCAGCGATTGGCATCGCATGTGCTAACGCAAATATCGGAATAGATAAGCACAAAGCCAGTCGTGAGGAGATGCAAAAGGTAGTAGCACAAAAGCCTGCTAAGCCTGCTGTTGCAGATGTTCAAGACTACTGGACTACTCCAGTCAATGAATACATGAAGGTAGTAGATGCACCACAAACTCTGGAAAAAGCAATAGAGAATGTAGCTGCAATCATCGGTACATCTGAAGCTGCTGAAGTGCCGCAATGTGCGCATGGCAGCATGGTTTGGAAAACTGGACACAGCACAAAGACTGGCAAGGACTGGGCTGCTTATCAATGCACAGCTCTAGGACATGCAGGTTATGAGGGCAAATGCCCTGCAATTTGGTATGAGATCAATAGCGCAGGAAAATGGCAACCACAGAAAGCGAGAGTATAATGGGAAGCGTTGGAATTAAAATCAATGGTGAATGGCTTGACCTAATGTCAGCCTTTATCGCTTGTCAGCTGTGCAATGAGCCAGTTCAGATACGCGACTTAGCAGATATCTCATCTGATTCAGTAAATGGCATTGTTACATGGCAATGCGCTAAGTGTAAAGCAGTTAATGGCTAGTCAAGCTCGTAAGCACAGAGGTTTTCGCACAGAGCGAGTTGTTGCACAGTACCTATCGACTGTGTGGGCAGGCGCATGTGTGGGAAGGGGTAGTGGCAAGGATATTGTCAATGTACCGTTTGATGTTGAAGTCAAAGCCCGCGCTGGATTTCAACCACTTGCATACATTAAACAATTGAAAGCTCGGACAGCCATTTCGGGGGAATTAGGCTTCGGAGTTATTAGACTCAACGGACAAGGTGAAGATGCTAGTGAGTATGCCTGCATCATCCGACTTGAGGATCTATTGCCACTACTCATATTAAAGTACGGTCACTTAGACAAAGAACCTACAGAAGCAGATATTGACCGTTGTTCTGGATGTGGGTCATACATGATAAGGAAGTGTCTTACTTGCCAGCCTACGATTACAGATGCGACAAATGCAATCTCAATCAAGAAGTCACTCATGGATTCGACCATCGACCAATAGTGCCATGTCCATACTGCAATCGATCAATGAAGAAAGTTATAGCTGCAACTCCTACTATCTTAAAGGGCAAGGGCTTTTACTCAACCGATAACCGATAAAGATTGGGGGTCAGTAATGCAACACGCCGATCTGACCAGCACTTATACAAATGAATTTGACACAGGCGGTACGCTTCTTGCAGCAGAGCCCTTCAGGGGCTCAGCCCGAGCCCGTAAGGGAAAGGCTCGGGGGGTGCTAGCAGTTGCTATTGGGATACTGCTATGCACTATGCCGAGTGCAGGTAGCTCTGACATAGCTGTTAATAAATACATTGATTACAAGACTTATGCTTTATATCTATTAGACTTTAACTATAAAGAACATAAGTGTTTAACTATATTATGGGGCAAAGAATCAGCATGGAATCCATTAGCTTCTAATGGTTCTCACTATGGAATACCTCAAGGTAAGAGTGAGTGGTTAAGAGAGCAGGATGGTTGGACTCAGGTAGTATGGGGTCTTAACTATATTGGCAATCGCTACGGCGAACCATGCCAAGCCCTCAATCACTGGAGACTCTACAATTGGCATTAGAGAATATAAACCATAGAAGATACAGGGTACATAAGCAACAAGTATTCAAAAGAGATGGACGCATCTGTGCCATATGCAATACAGATGAAGGCGATATGCACATTGATCACATCATTCCAAGAGTAGCTGGTGGAGATCACTCATTAGAAAATCTGCGGGTGCTTTGTGCTGCCTGCAACCTACGCAAGGGCTCACGCTCAGATCGTGTTTTTTTAGGACGCACGGCTAC